CCACAGGTGAACAACACAGACGGATTATACTTCCCTGCAGTTTCAGCAGGTACAAATTTAATAAACTACACACTATCCAGCGATAATAATACAATTACATTTAACTCTGCACTACCTAGTGGGGCAGTAGTATTTTGTGAACGTAGAACAAGAGATGCTAGTGGTACATACACTACATTTGCAAGCGGTAGTACAATAAGAGCAACAGATTTAAACAATTCATCTACTGAATCTAACTTTACAGCACAGGATGCTAGAAATAAAGCATTTACTATAGAAGGTGTCTTGTTTAGAGGAGATCAACCAAGTACAAGATTTATTACAGCAGATCATATTGTTAACGGTACAATCGTTAATCAAAGCATAGCTAACGATTCTGTAAATGCAGATAAAATAGCTGATGATGTTATAAACTCTGAACATTATGTAGCTGGTTCTATAGATCATGAACATTTAGCTAACGACATTATTGACGGAGATAACATACAAGATGATGTAATTAACTCTGAACACTACGTTGCTGGTAGTATAGATCATGAGCATCTAGCTAACGACATAATAGATGGCGATAATATTCAAGATGACGTTATAAACTCTGAGCATTATGTAGCTGGATCAATAGATCACGAGCACTTATCTAACGATTGTGTAGATGGTGACAATATACAAAATGATTCTATAAATTCAGAGCATTATGTAGATGGTTCTATAGACCATGTACATTTGTCTAATGATTGTGTAGATGAAGATAATATACAAGACGATGCTGTAAGGGCTGAACATATACAAGCTAATGCTGTTACTGATTCCGAGATAGCAACTGGAACTTTAGATAACAGATACTTTACTGAAACTGAACTAAATCCTTCAGCTAATGCTGGTCAAAACGTATTAGATGCTAGATATTTTACAGAAACTGAACTTACAAATGGAGCATTAGACGGAAGATATTTTACAGAGACTGAAGCTGAGGCTGCATTTCTTAGACAAGACTCTAGTGAAACTATTGCTAGTGGCGTTACATGGTCAAGCACTGATGATAAGGTAGCTACTACTGCTGCTATTGACTTACGTGTTATTGAGCTTGTTGATGATGTAGGTGGATTTGTACCTATAGCAAATGAAACAAGTTTTCCTACCGAAAACCCTGATATAAATACTAGTGGTACTGCAAAAGGTGGAACTATAGTTTCTGTGGCAGCAGCTTCAACTAACTTAACTCCTAGCGGAACTACAGTTACTATTGCAAACGGTAGAGGAACTGGTAACGCAGTTATTATTACAGATGTACCTACAACTATACCTCAAGGTTTTGGATTCTTAGTAGAAACAACTGCTACCGATCATACATACTCATTTCACAGATTAGTACCTAAAGCAACTGAAGTTACAACTGTAGCAGCAAACGCTGTAAACATAGCAGCAGCTGGAGCTAACGTAACAAGTATAGATAACTTTGCTGATAGATACCAGATTAGTAATAACGCACCTACAGCTAGACCTGATAGTTCTAACTTAGCATTAGGTGACTTATGGTTTGATAGCTCATCTAACAAAGTTATGATGGTCTATGATGCTAGTGCTGGTGACGGATTTAGTCCTATTACACCCAACCAAGCAACATTAACCAACATTAATATTGTTGCTGGTCATGTTACATTTCAAGAAGATCTTGGAAATATTACTGATGCAATAAATACTGGATCTGGTAACAACTCTGTAAATACAGTTGGATCTAACATTGCTAATGTAAATACAGCTGCAACAAATATAGCAAAGATAACGACTGTTGCGGATGACCTTAACGAAAGTACATCTGAGATAGATACAGTTGCTACAAACATTGCAAACGTAAACATAGTTGGTAATGCTATTACAAACGTTAATAATGTAGGAAATAGCATAGGAAACGTAAACACAGTTCATGGTTCCTTAGCAAATGTCAACACAGCAGCTACAAATATTGCAAGTATTAATACTGCTGCAAGTAATATTTCAAACGTAAATAACTTTACAGATTTATACCAAATAGATTCTTCTGATCCAGCACAAGATGGTGGTGGTAATAACCTAGCTCAAGGAGACTTATACTTTAATACTACTTCAAATGAATTAAGAGTATATAACGGTGGATCTTGGCAAGGTGGTGTAACAGCTACTGGTAACTTAGCTGGTTTAGGTGCTAACACATTTACTGGAAACCAGTCTCATGGTGATAATGTAAAAAATACATTTGGTACTGGTAATGATTTAGAAATATTTCACACTGGGTCACAAAGCACAATTCAAAGTTCTAATGTTAACAACTTTACAATAAGACAGAAAGATAGTAACGGTTTTTTGTTTATCCACGGAGATCAACTAAATTTAAGATCACAAACAGATAACGATCTATATTTTTCAGCAGTTAATGGCGGAACAGCAAAAATCTACTTCGACAACAGTGAAAAATTACAGACTACTTCAACAGGCGTAACAGTAACAGGACTAATGACAGCAACAACTATAGACGGAGCTGCTGGCAATAATTTACAACTCGATTTCGGTACACTTTAAATGGCAAAATTATTAAAACTAAGACGAGGAAACACCTCGCAGCATGGTAGCTTTACTGGAGCCGAGGGTGAAGTTACAGTAGATACAGACAAAGACACTCTTGTCGTACATGACGGCTCAACTCAAAGTGGTTTCCCATTGCTTAGAGCAGAAGGGGGAGCCCAGAATATTAGTACATCAGGAACTTTAGCGTCAGGTAATCAGACTGTTACAGGTAATATTACTGTATCAGGAACAGTTGACGGTGTAGATATAGCTGCACTTAAAACAGATTTTGATGCTGGAGTAGATAATATAAATGAAGGTAATAGCAAAGTTGAAGTTGTAGATACTGGTACTGGCTATGTAACAACTGTAGTTGATGGCACTGAACAAATCAGAACTATTCCTAACGTAACAACTATTAAAAATTTAAGAGTTGGTGAAAACTGGACTATGGCTGATAGTACAGGAAATGGCTTATATTTAAATACCAGTAATAGTAATGACACTATTACAGGCACTGCCTCTAATGGTTTAGCAATACGTTCTGATAGTATTTCGTTAAAACAACCCGGATCTCCTAATAACAATTACGCTGTTTTTAATAATAATGGCTGTGATTTGCGTGTTGCAAATGCTCAAAAACTAGTTGTTAACTCATCTGGTACAAGTATAACTGGCAACCTAGATGTTAGTTCTGGGGTTGACGTAACAGGAGATATTACAGTTACAGGAACAGTTGATGGGGTAGACATAGCTGCACTTAATACAACAGCAGCTTCTTTATCATCAGTAAATGGTTCTTTAGCTAACGGAGTAACCGCAACAACTCAAGCACAGTCTGATAACACAACTAAAGTTGCTACAACTGCATATGTAAGATCAGCAGTTGCTGGCGTTGTTGATAGCGCACCGACTGCTTTAGATACATTGAACGAATTAGCAGCAGCTCTTGGAGACGATGCTAACTTTGCTACAACTACAGCTAACTCAATAGGTACTAAGTTACCTTTAGCTGGTGGACAGATGACAGGTAATATTACTTTCTCTGGTTCTCAAACAGTTGATGGTAGAGACTTGTCCGCTGACGGAGCAAAATTAGATGGAATACAAGCTGGAGCTACAGACGATCAGAGTGCTGCTGAAATACTTACAGCTATTAAAACTGTAGATGGCTCTGGCTCTGGATTAGACGCTGATACTTTAGATGGTCTTCACGGTACAGGTTTTGTAAAAACTAATGATGGTGCACAAGATATAAATGGAAGTTTAACGTGTGATGATGTTGTTGTAGCTGGTGCAATGTTGCACGAAGGAGACACAAATACACTGGTTCACTTTACAGCTAATGACGAAATATCCATGAAAACTAATGGCACTACTAGGCTTAGAGCACACAATAGTGGTGTTGATGTAACAGGTGCTTTAGTTGCTAGTGGTAACGTAACAGCTTTTTCTGACGCAAGACTTAAGACTGATATTTCTACTATTAATGATGCTTTAGGAATCGTAGGAAAACTACGTGGTGTTTCTTATAAATGGTTAAAAGATAGTTCTAATGGTATTGGTGTTATTGCACAAGAAGTAGAACAAGTAATACCAGAAGTAGTTTTAACTAATGTAAATACTGATCCTGATACAGGCGAGACAACAGAAATTAAATCAGTTGACTACGGAAACATAGTAGGCGTACTTATAAACGCAATAAACGAACTTAAAGCAGAAGTAGACGAAT